ATGGGTTTCAACAGTCTCATTTTGGATACTATCTTGCACTACCTTCAATAACTTATTTGTGGAACTTTGGTGATGGAAATTCTTTTGTTGGAGAAAATCCACCACAACATACTTATATCGCTCCAGGGACTTATATTTTAAGGCTTATTTTAGTTGTTAATGGTGTTGCTTACCAGTATCCAACAGAGATAACGGCTAAAGAGGTTCTCAGTTCTTTGGTTGGAATTGGACAAAGCTTAGAAAGAACTTCACTAACCTATGGGAATGATGAAACTCAAGGTATAGGATGGAGTACAAATAGTGGAGATAGTCATGTATGGCCTGACTCTAATGGATCTTTGGTATCAATATTTAATGAACAAGGTGACCATGAGGAAATTGTGTTTGATTCTATTGATGGTTTCCCATATATATATAATACAAGAAAAATTAACTCAGATGCACTTGTTAAAGAATCTTGGAAAGGGCGTTTAAATCCTTTAGATTCAGAATCTGGTATTGAAATTGTAACACGAGTAAGGCTTCAGGAATACAAAGGATCTCATGAGTCGTATTACCAACAAATGAGTGATATAAATCTTTTTTATCAACCAATGAGGATAAAAAATCAAGGGCAAACGGGTTATGATGCAAAAGGATTACGCAGTGCTTTTGAAGTGGATTTAGAGTTATATGCTGATGAAAAATTAGAAAAAGTAGCACATGCCCATGATGTCCCTGTTGATAGAGAATTGTTTTTTGATAGAAAAATAAAAGGGAATATTC